GCCAGGTCCGCGCCCGCCAGGTACGCGCCCGCCAGGTCCGCGCCCGCCAGGTCCGCGCCCGCCAGGTCCGCGCCCGCCAGGTCCGCGCGGATCCCTCCTGGCTCTCCTCGCCGCCACTTCCCGTGGGCTTCGACGACCGCGGCAAGCTCCGCGGGAGTCATCGGCGTACCTCACCGATATTGTTGCTGATTCTACCTTGTGGGCCCAGCAGGGTTCGAACCTGCGGCCTACGGATTAAAAGTCCGCAGTCCATGCTCACCTCCGACGTCGGGTTATGTGTCGCGTGTCGTGACCATTGTTGTTACGCCCTCAGGTGACCATTCGTCAACAACTTTTTCGCACCTACATCCGGATTCTTCCGATGGGGGCCCTTGCGCTGGGCCTGGCGCAGCTCCTCGCGGCGCGCGGCGAACGCCAATACGTCGCGGAGGTCGTGCACGTCGTACCGGTCGAACACCGCTCTGGTCTTGTGGCCGGTGATGGCCATGATCGATTTCTCGCTCTCGCCTTCGCGGCGGGAGAGGGTGACGAACGAGCGCCGGAGGTCGTGCAGCCAAGGGGGGCCGTCCGGCCCGTCGAGGCCCAGCTTGCGCACCAGGCGGCCGAATCGCTTCGTCCACACGTCACGGTGGATGGGCGCCCCGGGCCGGCGCTTCGACGGGAACACGTAAGGCCCCGCCGCTGGCAGCTGCTCGAGCGCCGCCGCCGCGTCCGGCGAGAGGGGCACCACGCGGCCGCTCCGCTTGCCCTTCGTCTCCTTGCTTGGGATCCAGGCCACGCCGTTCTGAATGCGGTCACGCCGCAGCCGGGCCGCCTCGCCGCGCCGGAGGCCTGTGTGGTGAACGAGCATGATGTAAGCGCGGAGCTGTGGCCCGGCCTCCCGCAGCAGGTCAGGCAGTGTGATCCCCGTCGCGGCGCGCTCCTCGATCACGGTGGTGCGCACGTTGTCCTCGGGGGCGATGAGCTCGCGGGTCATGCCGGGTCCGTGCAGCTGGGAGCGCGGGACGGCGCCCCGCCGCACCCCGAAGTTGACCACCCGCCGCAAGAGGGCGATCTCCCGGTTCACCGTCGCGACAGCGGCGCCAGCAGCCCTACGGCGCGCGCGGTAAGCGTCGACGTCGCCAGGCGTGACGGCGGCTGCATCGCGCGCAGAGAACGCCGGCCCCACGTGGTCGCGCCAGCGCTGGGCGTAGTCGCGCCAGCTCGCCAAGCGCTCGCGCGAGGACAGCTCGAAGGATTGCCATAGCTCGCCGACGGTGACCGTCGGTGTCGGAGCAGGTGCGAGCCGGTCGGCAACCTTCGCCGCGACTGCCTCGGCGAGTGCATTGAGCACGTCGGACATTGGGAATCAGGTCCGGCCAGCAAGCGGCGGGCCGGCGTCACGGCCTCGGAACGTCGGCACTTCGACAGGACGTGCCCGTCCGATCGGTTTCATCACCTGACTCAGGTCACGTGTGACCGCGCCGCTTGTGGCGCCGATCGCGCTTGCGGCCGTCGCCGTCGACGTCCGCCACCATGTCGGTCAGGTCGACCACGTCGCGCTTGAGCTCCGTGATCTCCACCTCGTGCCGCTCTACGGCCGTCCGGATCTCGGCCACCGTCCGGAAATGGCCCGCCCCCTTGCCGCGTGGCTTGCCCTCGGCGCGGGCGATCTCGTCGCGTGCCAGCTCGACCAGGCGGGCGGCGATCGCCCGCATCAGGCGGTCCGTCTTGGACCGGCTCACGGCTGGCCTCGCATCTTCTGGATAATCGGACCGATGGCCTTGAGGAACCACGTCGGCCAAACATCGGCTGACGGCCGGGTCCGCATCGCGCAGATTTCTTCGACCTTTTCAAGCAGCGCCAAGCACTCGGCGCGCTCCGCTCGCAGCGTGATTTCTGTCGTCTGCCGAACCAAAGCATCGGTGAGCATCTGGTCCATTTCAGACCGCAAGCGATCGGTTTCTTTCCGATAGTCGATCAGTTGCGCATTTAGCTCCGCTCGCAGTCGCTCGTTTTCGTCGGCGAGCGCGGCGATAGTCTTGTCGCAGATGTCAGGCATCGGCCCGCGCGCCCGCTTGATTCGTGCTTCAATCGCCTCCTCCTTGCTCGGCGCGCTCATGCCGCCACCTGTGCGTGGGCGCACCGGCGCATCCGGCTCTCCCAGCACCCTTCGCAGTGCGGTCCCGGGCGCGGCTGGTCGTCGAGCAGCGCGGCCGCGCGCACCTCCTCGAGCAGCGCCGCGTACTCGGGCGAGCCGACCAGCACGGGCGCCTCGTCGGCGTCGCAGTGCCCGTCCCGCGTGTAGTAGATCTCGCGCATGAACCCGTCGGCGCCGGCGATCGAGCAGGCGGCGATCGCGAGCGCGGTGGTTTGCAGGTTGCGCCCGGGCGGGTCCACCGACCACTTTCCGGTCTTCCAGTCGCGCACCACCACCAGGTGGTGGTTGAACAGCGGCACCATGAGCCCGCGCACGACGTCGGCCCGCCCCGCGGTGAGCAACTCCGAGCCGTCCCGGGCCACGTAGACGTGCGGCTCGGGCTCGTCGCACACCACGCCCGTCCCGTCCGGGCGCAGCCCCATGGCTAGCTCGAACACCATTCCTGGCAGGGGGCGCCAAGTCGTCGCGAGCAGGTCGAGCCAGCCTTGCACCTCGCCGTCGTGGACCTGGGGCATCTCCCAGCCCTTCGCCCACAGCTCGATGGCTGCGTGAAAGAGCGTGCCCTTGTCGGCGGCGGCGTCACGGCGGGCGCGGGCGTCGCGCTCCTTGGCCGTCGTCGGGGCGAGCTTCGACAGGGCGCGGGGGAAGCCGCAGTTTCTCTTGAGCGCCGATGCGGTGACCATCAGTTGCCGTCCCGTCCGACGGTGGCGCCAGGGCCGCCTTTCGCGAACCCCTCGGCAACCTGGGTGACAAGATCGACCAGCAGATCCCGCGGCCCGTGAGACTCGACGCCGATCTTGCCGTCCTTCGCGTCCAGGACGATCGCAACGTAGATCAGCCCATTCTCTGCGCCCGCTCCGAATTGCTCGCGGGCGTGCGCCACGGCGGCGATGGCGGCCCGGCTCGCTCGCGAGTCGCTCACCGCCGCACCCGCCCCTCGGAAACGAGCCGGTCGAACACCTGGCCATAGGTGGCGTCCATGTCGTCGATCGCCGCTGCCTTGAGCAGCTCCAGCGCATCGGTGCACTGGCGAGCCGTGAGCCCGTTCGCCGTCTCGACGCCGAAGTGCTTCTTCAGCCAGTTGCGGGCGCGCGGGCCCTTCCACTTCAGCGCCACGGCGGCGCGCTGCAGCTCCATCACCTCGGCCTCGCTCGGCGCCTCGCCGGTGTCAGCGTGGGAGGTCGGCGCCGCAGAAGTGGCACCGGTCGGCTCGGCAGCAGATCCGGCAGAAGTCCTCTCCTGCGTGGGTGCACTCGATGGGGCGGCGTGCCCATCGGCTGAAGGGCCTTTTGGGGCGTCGTGCCCTCCGACGTTGCGGGCGCCGATGTCACCTCGGGCGGCCTTGAGCGACCAGTGCCACTTGCCGCGCTCGCCGTTCTTGCCGTCGCGCCACTCCTTGACGGCGTACTTCGCCAGCCACTGCTCGCGCCAGGCCGGGTCCCACAGCTCCGTGGCGACGCCGAGATCCTTGCAGCAGCGGGTGAGGGCGTCCGTCCGCGCCCCCTCCAGGCTCGACGCGTAGGACATCCCCCCGCGCGTCTGGCACTCGCCGACGGCCTCGGAGACGAAGCGCCCGAGCACGAACAGCGCCCCGTGGTAGATGACCAGCCCATCGCGCTCGCGGCTCGGCCCGCGCGGCAGGAGCGCCCACGCCCCGGCCCCGAAGGCGCGGGTCAGGATCCGCCGGTACGCGACGCCGGGCAAGTACACGATCCCGTCGCTCCGGATCTCCACCTCACGCTCGTCCACGGGCGCCGCCAGCACGGCCGCCGCCTCGGCAGGGAAGGGCGCCGCCGCCGCCCCCTCGAACCCCGTCGCGTACTGCGGCACCGCCGCCGCCGGCTGTTGCGCCACCTGAGCGCGCGCCGCCTCCACGCCCGCCCGCGTGAGCGCCGACTCCGGTCCCGTGGCCCCGTTCACTGCTGCTGTCGTCATCGCTGCTCTGCCTTTCCGGTCACGTTGACCTGTAATTCGATGCGTCGAATGAACCCACCCGCGCGCTCCAGCGCGGCGAACGCGTTTCGCTCGCCCGCGTACCGCTCCTGCAGGTCGCCCCCGAGCCACAGCTCGATCGTCCAGTAGCCGTCGGCCTTCGACATGTGGACCGCCGCTCCTCGCGCGCGGGCCAGCTCCTCGCGCAGGGTGAGCGCCTCCTCGCAGGAGCAGGGCTCGGACTCTGCGGGCGGATACGGAGGCTCGTGCTCGGCGCGCGCCTCGTCGGAGTCGTTGACCATGACGGAACCGCATCCAGGGGAGCCGCAGACCGCGCACGCGTCGTCCGGCAGTTCCAGATCGCGCGTCATCGGCGCACCTGGCCGTGCAGGTAGCAGACCGGGCGCCCCAGGAAATCGCGGCGGCGTGCCGGCCGGCCGCAAGTCACGCACGGCGTGTCCCTCTCTCCGAACGCCGCCGCCAGGAGGATCGCGACGATGACGAGGGCCCACCCGAGGATGCGCCACCACAGCCCCGCCTCGACGGCGTTCACCGGAGGCCCCCGTGCCCGAGGATGGCGTCGGCCTCGGCGAGCGCGCGCATCTCCTCTGGGCTCCAGCCGAGGATCGCGGCCTCCTCGCGCCGCATCTCCTCGGCGCAGTCGATTGCCACCGCGGCGATCAGCTCATCGTGGCGCCGTCGGCACGGAGGGCAGAGGCGCAGCGTCGAGCCGTTGACCAGCTCGCACGTCACCACCCGGTCGGCGATGCCGCAGCACTGGCAGGTCATCGCGCCACCGTCCTGTCGTCGACGCCGTTGTTGCAGTCCCACAGCGGGTTGCCGCTGGGCGAGAGCAGCGGGGCGCGGCCGTGCAGCCGGTCCATCGCGCGCCGCCACCTCCGCTCGCTGTCCTCCCCGAACACCAACCCGGCGTTGGTTACCGGCCGCTCGGGAACCGTCTCCTCTTCCTCGACCTCGAACGGGATCGCGTTGTCCATGGTGACCATTGTAGCCAATGGTCACGGATGGTCAAGGGGCGAAAGTGACTATTCGTCGGGCCAGGCGGAAGCGGGCACGTTGTAAGGCTTTTTCGCGAGGAGCTTCCGGGTCTCGGCGTCCCCGAGGCCGCGCAGGTTGCGCATCTTGATCGCCGAATACTTCATCCCGAGCTTCTCGCCGAGCTGGCGCAGGGTGATGCCGGCGTTGAGCGCGGCGATCCCGTAGGGGCCGCCGGATAGCTTCACGCCGGGGCGGTGGGCGGGCGGGGTGGGGGTCGTGTCCGTGTTCATGGTGTCCATTGTGTGACCAATGGACCGGGTCGGCAAGCCTTCCAGGGCGGTCCCTTTCAGGGCGGCCTCCATCTCATCGGCCAGGCGGCGCAGCTCGGCCGCCTTCGCGTGGGCGCGCGAGAGGACGTCGTCGGCGAGCTGGCGCAGCTCCTTGGGTGTGGGCACGGGCCGAGCTTGGCCGGGCGCGCCGTCAGAAGTCAACCCGGACGCTGATCCCGCCGGCCGCCGAGGACATCCCCCAGATCCCGACGCTCACCGGCCCGACGATCCGCCGCTCGAGCGACGCACCCACGACGTAGGGCCCGGGCACGATCTCATGGCGCCCACCGATCTGCGCCCCCACGAGAGCGAGCACGGACCAGCGCGGGCGCGCCTCGACGGTGTGCATCTCCACGACGGTCTGCTGGGCCTCGACTTCCTGTTTTGCCTGTACGTTCGAGGCGCGCTTCGTGTCAGCCGCGCGGGTTGCCGCCGCGTGGGTCTCCCGGACCGTCTCCTGCTCGATGCTGGCCGGGACGGCTGGGCAGCCACCGACGGCCGCAACCGCGGGCCGCCAGCGCGTGACGGTGCGGACTGTGGTGTCCGTGTCGCGGGTTGCCGTCTCGTGCCGAGCCTCCTCGACGCGGGCGACGGTGGTGGCCTTTGCCTTCACGTCGGTGGCAACCTTGCGCTCGTCGTGGCTCGGCGGGGGCGCCGCGGTGTAGCGGCCGAGGGCCACGCCGAGGACCAGCGCCACGGGGACGGCGATGAGCCAGCGCCGGCTCATCGGCCGCCTCGCACCGTCTGAGCCGTCAGGCGACCGCCGCGGATGGCGGCCACCGATTCAGGCGCCACGAGGTCGCCCTGCGCGTCGATGGGCATGGCCTCGTCCACCTCTCCGAACATCGGCTGCACCGAGGCGCCGCACTGCGAGCACGTCTCGGGCGCCTGGCTCATGGCCGCCTTGGCCGGGCTGCGCCACTTCGCCCCGCACGTCTCGCACCGGAACCACCGCCGGCCCTGCTGGCTCAAAACGGCGCCTCGTTCAAGTCGATGAACGTGACCAACTCCCGCCGCATCCTCGTGCGCCGATAGACACCGTCACCGTCCGCGCCGCCGCCGGGATCGGTGTTCCCCTCGATGGTGGTGATCACGCCTCCGTCGCCGACGTCCTCGACGAACCCCGTGTGCTTCAGGATCTTCCGCCCGTTTTCGTAGTGCCCGAGGAGGAAGATGCAGCCGGCCTTGGGGACGCTCGTGCGCATCGTAGAGGGCGCCTGCTCGTCGAGGGTGTAGCACCCGGCGGTGAGCCGGATGGGCACCTGGACGCCGAGCGCGACGCACGCCCGGCGGACCATCGCCGAGACGAAAATCGCGCACCACGGGTCACGCTTCTCGGGGTCGTGGCCGATCTCCCGGTTGTAGGCGTCGATCTCGGGGCCGCGGTTGCGGCCGTGCTCGCGCACGCCCACCTCTGCGGCGGCGAGCTCGAGCACCTTGGCGGCGAGGGTGGTCACTCGACGATGCCCCAGTCGTCGGCGAGCATATCCGTCTGGCTGGCCAGCCAGCCCATGAGGATCTCGCCGGTCGCTGTCTTCATGGTGATGCACGGCAGGACGGTGGCGGCGCCACCGTTCGCCTCCGCGAAGGCCCGGTTGGGCGGCGCCCAGAACTTCTCGGCCGGCAACGATGTGCTGCCCGGCGAGTAGGCCAGCCACATGCCCTTGCCGTTCCAGCCCGCGCGTGACACGCGCCTGCCGCCCTTCAACGCCTCGATCGCTTGTCCGAAGTTCATGGTCGTTCCTTTCGTTGGAGCCCGAGGCGGCGGGCGTCGTAGGTGGTCTTGCGGCGAGCCTTCGCCGCGCTGGCCTTGTCCGCCTGCCATCGGTCGTACGCGCACGCGAAGGCTCGCTTCGCGGTGGGATCGGTGAACCAGCTCATCGCGCGGCCCTCCGTCGGTCGAACAAGACGCGCATGCCCTCTTGCGAGGGGAGCGTCATCAGCCCGGGCCCATATGGGTCCGTCGGTCTGTCGGTCATGCAGACCCGCCAGCGCTTCGGATCGCGCGTCCCGCGGCACCGAAGGTCACGGAACGCCTCGGAGGGCAGGGCGGGGGGTTGCACGTCGTCATCCAGGACGTTCGCCGTGAGCGTGCAGTCCGGGCAGATGGCGCGGACCGGCGTCAGCTCGTCGCCAGCGAAGGGCGCCTCCAACTCGTGGTCGGGCGGGAGGTGGATCACCTGCTCCTCGGACGTGTCGCGCCGGTCACCCAAGGTCCCGCCTCGTCATCGCCCGCACGCCGATCTTCAGGGTGTCGATGTCGTCGCCGATGCTGTCGAGGATGGCGACGAGGCGAGCGCCCGCAGCTCCTCGTTGAGCGCGCGTAAGGTGTCGGCGGATGCGGAAATGCTCCGCAAGCTGTCCTCCCAGGACTTGGACGGCGAGGCCGATACGGATACCAGTTGCGTCGTCGGCGTTCTCCGCACCGGGCGCGACATCTCGAATCGGCGGGCTGTCCTCATGGTTCGGCACGTCGCTCCTTCCTGCGCTTCGCGTTCAGCTCGTCGTGCATCCGCTTTTCGGCGGCGCCCACGCTCTCGGCCACCAGCTTGCGCACGTTGTCGGCATCAGCGGTGAGCTTCGCCACGTCCTTGGCGATCGGGTCCACCTTCTCGCCGAGGCGCTTCTCTGCCGCCGCGAGCTGCTCGACAGTGACGCCGCCCCAGTGGCTACCGACGTAGGTCGCCGCACCTGAGATGAGCGTCATCGCTGTCCCGATCAACAGCGAATGGAACGTGACACCTTGGGTCTTTGCGGCCTCGTCCGCCATCCCCACAACGATCGGGCCGCGATCGGAGGCCGTCCAGACAACCAATTACCGGTCAGCTTGACCGGTAATCAGCCGGTCTTGAGCGCAAGCAGATCGAACGAGAGCGCGAACTGGCACGCGGTCGCCGGCCCGGCGGTGCCCGTCACGATGAGCACCTCCAGCCCTTCGGCGCTCAACGAGTTGATGCGGGGGGGCTTGCCGGCCAGGCGCTTGACCAGCTCCACCAGGTCGAGCGTTCCCGGCGTCGCGTGCGAGATCATGTGCGTCGCCAGGATCGTGCGCGTCGGGGCGTTCGTGGCGGCGAAGTGCGCGGTGACGAGGTTGGCCGCCGCGTTCATGTCGGGGTCCGTGTCCCGTGAATCCACCGGGGCCAGGTTCTTCGACGTGCCGCCGGTCCCCGCCGCGTCGACGCGCGCCAGCTTCACGAGGATCGGATCGCCCGCGCCCGCGCCGCCCGCCCACGACAGGCGGGCCGCCATGAGCTGGAGCTGCAGCGCGATCGTCGCCGCGTGGAAGATGGACCCCAGGCTCTTGGTGGTGGCGCCCGCCGTGCCCGACGTGAGTGCCACGTTGTCGCTCGACACCGCCCACGCCTGGACGTCGCCGTTGCGAACGGGCCGCGCCCGGTGGATTGCCCCCGACGTTGGAGTTACGAGCGCCATTTCATTGCCTCCGTGTCTGTTGTCGCACCGAAACCTCTAACCTGTCCACTGGAGTAGGTGGCGCGCCTGGGTTGGCGGCGTCGTGGCCGCCGGCCTTCTCGGGCTGCTCGGCCGCGTACTGCGCCGCCGGCTTCTCGAAGAGGTAGGACAGCGCCGCCTCGGCCCACGCCGCGAACGGCGGGCCGTGCTCCACCATTTCGAGCTGCGCCTGCTCGCGCAGTGCCTGGAGCACCTCGGGATTGGTGGCCTTGAGCGCCGACACCTCGTCGGGGCCGAGCTGCCCGGCGGTCAGCAGGGACCGACCACGCTCGAGCGGCGAGACCAGGAGCGCGAACGTGCTGTCGAGGCGATCTTGGTCGACCGTGGACAACGGCAACGGCTGCCCCCATTTGTCGATTGATTGCCGGGGGGCGTTGGTGCGCAGGTATGACAGCTCTCGGGCCGAGATGCCGCGCCTCTCCATGTCCACCAGCTCGCCCATCAACGCCTCCAGGTCGATGTGCGGCGGCCGTGGCGGGCCCTCGGGCGGTCGCTCGCGGCGGAACCAGATCACGTCGCCACCTGAACGCGCGTTCGGGATTGCGCGGCGGCGCCGCTGGCCATCACCATTGGGCAATGGACGATGGCAAGCGCGGGTGGAAGTACGTCGGCAAGGAACTGGTCATTGCCGCGCTGGCTGCCGGTGTTGCCGTTGCTGCATTCGCTGCGTTCTGCGGCTGCGGCCACCAACGGCAGGCGCGGCACAAGACCGCGGCGGCGCTCGACAGGTGCCTGGATGAGAACGAGGGCGACGAAGAGAAGTGCGAGTCCCTTGCTCGCCAAAACGAAGCCCTTCAGGAACAGCACCGGCGCCGCGTCTGGGACGACGACGAGAAGATCTGCCGCCCCGACGGGCTCGGCAACATGCGTTGCCGGTGACTCACGGCCCATAGACAGCCTTCGCCGTCTCGGCCAAAGCCGCCCTGCGATCCTCGTCGGTGACCGCCCCGACGATCTTCGGCACGAGCAAGTGAGCGCCGGCCGTCCCTGCGGCCTGCAGCGCCTTGCCAACGGCCTGGCCTCCGGGCTTGGCGAGCTGGCGTGTGACACCTTCGGCCGCCAGGGTCACCGCCTTCTTGGCGACGGGAGCCATGAAGCCAGCAGCCGACCCGATCGCCGCCGCCGTGCTGGTGTCGATGCCGAGCTGATGTCCGACGAACGCGCCGGCCGTCGCGCCTGTGCCCGCGCGCAGGTAGGGCAGGGCGGACTTGACGTGGTCAACAATCCCGCCCGGCTTGGGAGCGTCGCTCGTCGAGAGCGCGGCGGCGCGCTTCTGGGCCGCGTCCTGAAGCATCTTGTAGGTGGCCTGCTGCTCGTTGAGCGTGGCCAGCTCCTTGCCGAGGGCAGGTGATGCGGACGACACGTGCTTGTCGATCAGGTCCTTGAGGCGCCCGTACACCGCGGCGGCCGCCCGGTCGGTCTGCGTGTCCGCGACGCTCGGGTTGGTGTTGAGCTTGGACCCGATCTCCTCGGTCAGGAACTTGCGCACCTCGGCCGTCGTCGGCGGATTCTTCACGTCCTTCCCGATGCCCGTCGAGAACTGCTCGGCCATCTTGTAGACCGCTGCCGCCGCTGGGTTGGCCTTCGCCGCCCCGCCGTGGGCCTCGAATTCGTTGAACACGTCGCCGATCGCCTTGCGCAGCTCCACCGTGGGGATGCGGCCGTTCTTCGCGTCGGCCGCGTTCATGATGTCGGCGCCGCGGCTGCTCGCCGTTGCGAACCGTTGCTCGAGCAGCTCCAACGTCTGCTCTGGCTTGCCGAGTGAGGCGCGGAGCTCCGGATCGGCGCGCAGGGTGCGCACCGCCCCCTCGCGCGTCGTGAAGAATCGGCCGTAGTCGGCCTTGGTCATGCCCGACGCCTTGGCCGCCGTGAGCAGCGCCTTCTCGTCGCGCTGGGGCGCGCCCTTCACCGCCGCCCCGAACGCGCCCCGCGCGGCCCCGAGGGCACCACCGATGCCGGCGCCGACCGCCAACTCGGTGCCCGTGGGCGCGCGCCCCTCGGCCGCCAGAGTGCTTCCGGCTGTCGAGGCGGCGCCCGACGCCGCTCCCTCGATCACGCCGCCGGCCACCCGGGGCGCGGTGGAGGTCGCGTTGAGCAGGGCGCGCAGGCCCGGCGCGATCTTCGCGGCGCCCGACGCGATCCCGCCCGCCGCGAGCCCGCCAGCAAAGCCCCGTAGGTTGCGCTCGGTCTCGTCGAGCCCTTGCAGCTCCTTGGTCCGCGAGTCCGTGACGTCGAGCGGAACGCCGCGCACTTCGACGAGAGGGCCCGAGGGGGACGGGTCGGCGGGGAAGTCGCGCCCGCCCGCCGGCTCCGGCCGCGGGTCGAGCCCGGGCGTCGACGAGACGTCGTCGGCCTTCGGGACGATCTTCGCCGCCCGCTCGGAAATCTCCTCGCGCAAGAGCGCCTCGAGCGCGCCCGCCTCGTCGCTCATGGGCGCAGCTCCTCATCCGTGATCTTGAACAGCCGCCGGGCGAAGTCGGCCCGCGGGCTGTTCGGGTTCTTGCGCAGCTCCTGGATCACCTTGTCCCGGCGGGAGGCCGGCGTGGCGGGGGCGGCGGGAACATTTCCGGTCGACTTGGCCGGTAATTCAGACTTGGGAGCTTCCCGTCTCTCCGGGGTCCCGATCGCGGTGCGCGGCACGCCGGCCGCGGCGAGGTTCTCTTGGCGCAGCTGGCGCATCTCCTCGTTGACGGCCTTCATCTTCGTGCGCCACACCTCCCACGCGCCCTTGGGCGCGAGGTTCGATGGCGGCGATGGAACCGCCTCCTCGAGGTGCTTCATGTTCTCGGCCCCGATCGACTCCCCCTTGGCCGCGGCGTAGGCCGAGCGGAGGCGCACGACCGCCGCCTCGCGATCGGCCTGTTTCTCCCCGCCTCCGAGGACCTTGCCGATGATAGAGGCGCGCGCGGGTCCCTCTTGGTCCGCGGCGTCGATCAGCTTGTTGGACGTGTCGATGAACGTGTTGATGGGGCCGAGCTTGCCCACGGCGGTGTTGTGCTGCCGTCCGTCCGTGGCCGTCGGGTCGACGGGCAGATCCTTCCCGGTCAGCAGGTCCGTGATGTGGGTCGGGATCTGCGTCGACGGCGCCGGCTTGTTCACGTTCTGGGTGCGGCTGTGGCTCTGCTGGATGCCGTTGCTGAACGTCTCGTTCACGTGATCGACGAGGGGGGCCACGCTCTGCTGAGTCAGCTCCACCACCTTCTGTTGCCACCCGAGGGCATCGAGTCCGGCCTGCACTTCGGCCTGGCTCTTCCCGAGCGCGGACAGCCGGCGGGCGGCGACGAGCTCGGCGCGCTTGAACGCGACGGCGCCGCGCTGGTCCACCTCGGCGAGCAGCTGCGCCCGTGCCTGCTGGGCGTCGGCCAGGCCCGTCTTGGCGCTCACCACCCGATCGTCGAGGCGCTTGATGGCCTCGCGCTGGCGGTTCAGGTCGGACTCGATGAGCTGGTCCACGACGTTGAACTTCGGCGCCTGGCCCACCCGCACCATGGCGGCGTTGCCGATCGCGTCGCTCAGCCCGGCGAGCGCGATCCCGATGGCGCCCACGATCTTCTGCCCCGTGGTCCGGTCAGCGAACAGCTTCGGCGCCGGGGCGGCGTCGTACTTGGCCATGGAGTCGCGCAGCCGCGTGCGCCACTCGTCGATGATGGGCTGCGTGTCGTGCAGTGCCTTCTCTCGCGCGGCCTGCTGCTCCTCGAACAACCGCACCTGCTCGCCCTTGTACTGCTCGTCCAGGTCTGCCGCGGCGACGTCGTGCTCTTTCTTCTGCTCGAGCGCGGCCGACGCGGCGTCGCCGAGATCGGCGATCGACTCGCGCGCGGCGATGCGCTCGGGCGTCTCCTGCACGCGCTCGGTGCCGCCGCCGGTGTTCTTGGTCCGGCTCGTCTCGTCCCGGATCACCTCCTCGGGCGGGGGAGGGATCAAGTACGGGACCCGCTGCTGTTCGTCGTCGGTCATGCGAATAGCAGCTTGGCGCCCGTCCCGATGAGGGACGCCCAGAAGGTTTGGTCACCCGCTCTGTTGCGGATGGCGTTGTCGATGTCCTGTTTCGCGGCGTCGATGGGAAGCCCCAGCGCCTTGATGATCTGGTCCCCGTAGCTCGACTGGAGCAGATCATCGAGCTGGCGCGAATTGATGGCGGCCTTCGTGTTCTCGATGCTGGTGTTGGTCGCGTTCGTCGAGTTGGTGGTGAGGATCCGCGTCAACGAGTCGATGTTGGCCCGGCTCAGATCGGTGTTGGCCTGGAGCGTGGCCTTGAAGGAGTCGAGCGAGAGCTGCCCGCTCGCGATCTTCCCCTGCAGCTCGTTCCAGGCGTCGTCGTGCGCCTTCTGCATGTCGGCCTGGAGCTGGCCGAGCTGGATCTGCGTCTGGGCGGCGAGATTCGCCTGGCCTGCGGCCACCTGCGCCGCCAGGTTTGCCTTGGCGGTCTCCGTGGCGGCCTGGAGGCTGGCGATCTTCGCCTGCGTGTCGGCCGAGAGGTTGCCGAGGTTCGCCTGGAGGGCGGTGCTCTGGTTCGCCTTCTGGACGTCGATGTCTCCGGTACGGAGCTGGCCGGCGCCGGCGAGGAAGTCTCGGCGAGCTGTCGCCATCTCGTCGGCCCGCAGCGCCGCCATGTCGGCCGCGCTCTTGGCCGTGACGTTGGCGGCGCCGATCGAGGCCTGCCGCAGGGCCTGGCCGGGATTGCGTCCCTGGAGCGCCGCAGCGATCCCGTATTGGGCGCCGACACCCTCGTCGATGCCCTTGCGCAGGAGGGCCTCGGCGCGGCTTGGGGCGGTGCCGTTGGCGGCGCCCTCGGCCAGCGCCAGGGCGCGCTTTTCGGCGTCGCGGCCCTCGCCCTCGATGCTGATGTCCATCGAGTGCGGGTCGATCTGATTCGCCGAGACGCTGCCCGCGCTGATGCTCCCGACGGACATGGAGCCCGCGGGGCCGACGGTCGCCCGCGCGGTTGGCGTGGCGGTGATCTGCGTGTTGCCCTGGTAGGTGGCGGCCGGTCCGAGGAACGGCACCGAGGCCGGGTCGATGGTCGACGCTGTCGCCTGCGGCACGGGGCGCGGACCGGCGGCGCGCGCGGCGTCTCGCTCGGCGAGCAGTTGCTTGGCGAAGTCGTCGGCCTCCTTGACCGCCGGGAGCGACGACAGGGGGCCGGGGGAGCCGGCACCGCCGCTGCCACCGCCGGACGGTGTCTGTCCGCCCGGCTGCCCGTTCGTCCATCCGGGCCCGACCGCCGTGTCGTTGGTGATGAAGTCCTGGACGCCCTGCGGAAGCGTCTTCTTACCCGTCCCAACGTCCTCGATCGTTTGCCCGACCGCGCCGCCCTTCACGAACGGGTGCCCGAGCGGGTCGAGCTTCTCCGAGTCGTTGATGATCGTGTGGAGCGTGCCGTACGGGTCGTTCGTGACCTGCGTCGCCACGTCGCCGGGCGTGACGTGCGAGACCGGGTTCGCGAGGTCGGAGGCCGAAAGGATCTCCCCCGTATCGCGCTTGAACCCCGCCCCCTGCGGCGTGGCGATGTCGCCCGACTGCCCCTGGGGCACCTCGTTCCCGACGGTGCCCACCAGCGCGCGTGAGCCGTCCGGGTTGACCTGCTCCGTGTAGGCCAGGGCTCCGTCATCGCGATACGTCCGCACCACCGTGACGGCGCCGCCACCGCTCAGGAACCCCGTCGCCGGATCGTAGGCCTGCGGGGCCTGCTCCTGGGTGGTGACCTCGTAGTAGCCCGGATTGTTGCTGCTCGGGGTTCGCGCCATCACCTCACCATTCGCTCGTTGTCGATTCGTTGGTACCCTGGCTTGACTCCTACCACGGCTGACCATCGCTCCAGCCGCCAGGTGTTGTCGTTTCCGGGAAAGGTCACCTGCACCGAGAAGGCGTTGACCACCTGCTCGGTGACGTGCGGCGCGCCCTCGAGGCGGATGGAGGACGTGTCAGGGTCGACCAGATCAGCAACGTCGAAATCCAGGCTCTCGTCGTCGTCGTAGTCCCGGAAGATGGACAGGCGCGGGTAGATGGGCGATCCCCCCGCCGTGCGCGTTGCGAGCACGCGCGCCAGGTAGAGGCGCAGGCGCCCCTCCGGCCCGGCCGGGATCACCCACTGCGAGCGCAGGAAGCCCTCGAAGTCGGTCGTGCCGTCCTTTATCTGTGACGTCGAGCTCTCGACGAACACCGACCCGTCCTCGCGCAAGATCCACTGCTGGCCACCAGCCATCCACGAATGCAGCAGAGGTGATCCGGTGGCCAGCGCCCCGACGAACGTCCACCACACGCCGAACGTGCGGTTGTAGACTAGCACGCGCGCGTTGGTGACGAAGCGGACCTCGTTCCACCTCGCCGAGTAGACGATCGAGCGCACCGTCTCGGGCGTCTGGATCTGCGGCTGATTGAGGTACACGTCCACCGGCGATCCGATGAATTCCAGCCCCTGGCCGGAGATGCGGCAGATCCCGCGCTTCGCAACGAAATAGGCCTCACTCCCGAGGCTGAGCGTCGGTGACCCTGGGATCGCCCCCATCTCGCCCGTCACGCGGGCAACCGCGTAGCCGTTGCCACCGCCGGCGTCGTCTACGCCCTCGCCGGTCACGAAGTACACGGCCGACTCCTTGAAGAGCACCGTCTTGTCATCCATGTCGACGACGCCTGTCAGATCGCCATAGGCATCGGGCACGCGCACGATCCCCGAGTTCGTGAATTCCGGTAGGCGGCCCGCGCGGAGCTTCTTCGAGTACCAGGCCTCGGTGGGGTATTCGCGGCTCAGTCCCCACAGCCGACCATCGCTCGTCGCCAGATGCGAGAAGGCCGGGACGATTACGTTCTCCTCCTCGCCTGCGGTGTAGAGCGGCTCGCCGTCGGAAATATCTGTGTCGGCGAGCAGGTCGGTGTACGAGACGGTCATCCCCGTGAGGAGCGTCGAGTAGATGCGCCGGAAGAGAGACCCGTCCCCCTCCGTCCGGTAGAGCGCCGCCCGGCTGCCGTAGGAGATGCCGACCGGATACGCCGTGAGCTGCACCGCGACGGTGTTCTGGCCGCCGGTCAGCGTGACCAGCGCGGGCACCGACTGCGGCGAGCGCCCGACCGCGCCGCCCGGCCCGATCTGCTCGATGATCCACGCGTACTGGTACTCCTTCCCCGTCGTGAGCGCGCCCGCCCCCACGCTGGGCGTGAGCGTCGGCATGGGGGGAGGGTAGGGCGCCCCGAGCTGCGTCCAGGTCTCGTTCTCGTCGAGGAAGGCGGTGGCCTCCATGGGCGCCATCATCAGGGAGCCGACGGGGATCACGTTGCCGGTCGGCTGCGCGCCCACGTCCGACGCGGCCAAGAACCGCTGATCGAACAGGTCGAGCGTGTAGTGCCGAACGATCACACCCGCGTTGTCCTCGTAGATGGCCTGGACGGGGATGACGTACTGGAACCGCCGCGAGGCGATCGCCTGCACCTGCAGCAGGGTCCCGGGCGTGGCGTTGCGCGGCCCCGCGGAGAGCGGCGTCGGGTTGGATGCCGCGGTGGCACCGTCGGACGCCGCCCATGGCACGGTCACCTCAACGATCGTGTCCATCGCATCGTCCGTGATCTGCGAGTGCAGACCCAGGAGGAAGCGGAAGATGGTCCCGTCGGTGGCCGCCCACGCCTGAGATTCGAGGCTGGAGCTCGCCGACCAAGCGACGCCGATCCCGAGTCCGTTGAGCCGCGCCGCCGCCGCGACCACGCCCCCCGTCTTCCAGTTCGTGCGGATATCGTTGGCCGTCGTCTGGTACACCACGTGCCAGTCGGCGCCGGCGTTCCGCGAGACGCCCGTGATATGCGTCGAGGCGACGGCCTGCACCTGGTCGTCGGTGAGGACCGCGCCGGCGCTCGAGCACCTGGTGACCCGCGTGGTGGGCGTCGTGTGCGAGCTGGCCACGAAGCGCACGCCGCTGCCCTCGGGGTCCATGAGCAGGGAAAGCGTCGAGGCGCACGAGATGCCGGCGACCGTCGTATCCGTGGCCTTGGCCCCCGTCGCCGGGTTGAACTCGATGAACCCCACAGCGTTCGTGGTCGAGCGATAGACCACCGTGATCGTCGTGCCCCCGTACCACCTGGCGTCCAGGTAGGGCGTGGCATTCAGTCCGGTCTTCACGGCGGCGTAGGTGGTCCACGTCGTCGAGACCGACGGGTTCATCACGTAGGCGTCGAGCTGTCCGCCCGCCACCACGAACACCACCAGATACGATCCGGTGGCCGCCATCCTGACCGTCTGCCACGAGCCCGACAGGGAGCCGATCGCGCCAAGCGCTCCCGTCGCTGCGTCGCTGGCCACGATCCTCACCGTCCCAAATGCGTCCGTCATCGCCACGGCCGCGATGCCCGACACAGTGGCGAACGCGCCCGTCCCCGGTGCCTCCGAGCCGGTCAGCGATCGCCGCGTGCGCTGGGCCGGGATAAGCGATCCGAGGGTGCTCAGCCCCAGCCAAGAGCCGACCGACGGGCGGTACCACGACGTCGACGGAAACAGGCCATTAGCGCCTGTCCCAGCCACCAGGGCCCCGCCGTCGCCCATGGCGCCGGCCATGTAGTAGCCGACGGCCAGCCCGGTCGGCACCGGCCCGGTTGCGAACCCGTCGCGCCGCCGCCACTCTCCGAGGCGCTCCTGGCGCACGTCCTGCGCCACCAGGTTCGACCCGGGCGCCAGGGCGACCGGAGACCGCTTCGAGTCGATGCCACCGAGGATCGGCCAGTCGATGGTCTGCTTAGAGAGCGGCAAGTCGATCCACTCCTTTTCGACACCGCACGCCGCCAAGGACAACACCGCGAACACCGTCAGTAACCGCATGGGACCCTCCAGGGTGAATTTCTGGCCAACCTGACCAGAAATACCCCACGCGGTGACCATTGTCCATTGAAATGGTCACGAAGTTGGCCCCGTGGTGATGGCGATTACGATTCCTGGTCCTCCGGCCGAGCTGGCGCCGCTCGTTCCGCTCACGCATCCGCCGCCGCCGCCGCCGCCGGCTCCATAGCTGCCCGCCGTTCCGGCGTTGAACCCAGCGTTAGCGGCAGACGTGCCGCCGCCGGCCGCCCCTCCGCCGCCGAAGGCGAGGCCGGCGATGCCGCTCGAGCCGTTGCCTCCAGCCGCCCCGGAGACGCCAGTCCCGCCCGCGATCGGGACGCCCGTGAACCGCGAGCCGAGGCCGCCGTCTCCGCCTTTCAGGTTCGCCCCCGAGGGGCCCGCTCCACCGCCTCCGCCTCCTGGACCGCGCTGTGCCGTCGCCACCGCGCCTCCGTTCCCGTTGGTCCCCACGGCTCCGCTACCGCCGGCCCCGCTCCCCTGAACGCTAGCGCCGCCAAGGCCGCCAAAGCCGCCGTTGCCGCCGTTGCCTTTGAGCCCCCCGAGGGCCGACATGATGCCGGCGACCGTGCAGGCGCCGCCGTCGTTTCCATTTGAGCCGCCGCCGTCGGTGGATCGTCCGGCCACGCCTGCGCCGGGCGTCCCGATGGTGATCGCGATCGTCGCGGGCAAGAGGGTGGCGTCGAGGCCGGTAACCTCGGCGTATCCACCCCCAGAACCACCGCCGCCGCCGGCCGCGTTGACGGCCGCGCGCTCTCCTGCTCCCCCGCTGCCTCCTGACCCAATGCCGTAGAACGAGACCACGCCGCCGCGGTTGGTCCAGGTGCCCGAGGCCGTGAAGGCGTCGATGCGCGTCGCCGTGTCGATCTTGCGCAGCCATCGCCCCGGGGAGCCGGAGGGGACGCCCGCCGCGGGGCTCTCAATGACGTTGAGATCGTCGTCCTGGGCGGTCGACGTGTTCGACCAGACGAAGATCCCCTCCCAGCCGTCGAGCACGTCGTACTTGCCGATGGCGAAGCAGAACCGAGGCCCGGACTCGCCGGCCTCGTCTCCGCGGATCGCGCGCATCTCGTCGATGCCGGCCATGCCCACGTACTTCACCGCGGGCATGCGCTCGGGCGAGATGGCGGCGCCGGAGAGCGGTCGAAGATTGTCGTAGAACGACGTCAGGACGCCCGCGAGCTCGACCTTGTCGGATACGGTCCGGGGCGTGGGCTTTTTGAGGCTCATCGGGGCAGCACCCACCGCCGTCCGAGGGTGCGGCGGACGTCCTCCACCTGATCGGGCTCCGAGGCTCGCTGCGTGCCGGCCCACTGGATGACATCGGCCTCGGCCTTCGCGAGGAGCGCGGCCTGCGCACGGGCGTCGCTCTCATCGGACGCCAGCGCCGAGACGGCCATGTGCCGCACGATGAACTCGCCGAACTGCTGGAGCTCGGTGTCCAGCGTGACGCCGGTGTCGGCGGTGAGGAGCGGTGCCTGCGGGGTGTACTTGACCTCGTAGCTGCCGACGCTGGTCTCATACGGCTCGAGCACCAGCTTGGTGGGCGAATTGTCCTCGAGGCGCCAGCCGCGGTCAAAGCCAGCCGAGCCCGTCTTGGGGCCGACCTTGTTGATGTACTCCTCGGACTGCGTGCGCGGCGAGCGGCACACGGTGCGGATCGCCATGAAGTCGGAGGGGAGGGCGCCTGAGTTGCTCGCCGGGTCGGTGATGGTCACCGTGGTCGTCTTCACGCGGAAGTCGGGAGCGATCCGCGTGATGGTCCGCCACAGGGCATCGATCGCGTCGTCACACGCGTCGTTCCAGTCGGTGTCGTCCCATTCCACGCCGGAGGCGGCAATCTGGGCGCGGCGTCGGAAGCTCTGCCGATCGTTGGCCATTAGAACGCCTCCTCGACGTCGAGCGGCTCATAGCCCTTGCTCGGGTACTTCCACTTCGTCCCGTCGCCGCGCGTCTCGGCCAGCATGATCTCGTAGCCGTTGGGCGAATCGAGATCCGCGGCCTGCACCGCGTAGGACCAGGTCCCCGACGCCGGCACGAGGATGGTCACCGCCACGTTGCTGAGCTTGGCGATCTTCGTCTTGCGGTCCCGCATCGACAGCGTGAGCGAGGAGCCCGTCAGGTTGATGGGCGTCGTCGTCTTCACGCCCGCAACGGTGGTGGTGTTGTAGAGCGTCCCCGTGATGGGGTAGGTCGTTCCCTGTTTGCGCGTCTTCATTGGTCGCCCACCACGGTCAGGTCAACGTCGTCAACGACAATGGACAACACGACGTCATCAACGGTCACCTCCAACACTACGTCATCCACCACCACCAACAAGATTCCCGGTGTCCGCGGCGGGACGACGGGCGGCGGCTTGTCGATCCCCGAGCGCCGCAATTGCTGCGGCATCGGCGGCGCCGGCTCCCACGCGTCGCGAGCGCGGAGCACGAGCTGCCGACGCGGGTAGCCGACAGGCGGGTTGTCGGGGACGACGGACGGGACAACGACGACGAAGCGGCGAGGCTGGCGGGGCAGCTCGGGATCGGCCCACGCGGCGATGACCTGGTAGGCCCATTCGCGCGTGAGGAGCGGCGGGGGCGCAATGGGTGGGGCGCCCAGGCGGCGCTGCTGGGGCCACGGCTGGTCATCCTGGCCAGGCGCCAGCCTGCGCGTGAACGGCGGCTGCGTGGATACCGCCGGCGGCGTGTCGACGACGAGCAGCGGCCGCCGCTGCGTTGGCCACGGATCGGGCGGCTCCCAGGCGTCTCGAGCCACGCGGCTGGCGAGGCGCCGCAGCCAGCCCGGTACCGGCGAGTCGATGGGCGCGCTCGGCAGGAGGGCAGCTCGAGCACGGCGCTGCTGAGGCCACGGGTCCTCGGGTAGCCACAGCCGGCCGGCCACCTGATCGCGAGCCCGCGGCACCTGCGCCGCGGCGGCGGCCGTCTTGAAAATCAGGACGTGGGTGTCCCACGCGCTTCCCCCGGCGCTGGGCGTGAACGTCGCCGGGTAGACGCCGGTGGCCGAGACGTTCGTGCTCTCCACCGAGACGTCGTTGCCGTCCATCGCGTAGGGCGATCCGCTGGCCGCGGAGAACCCCGTGCCGGCCGAGGCGTTCTTGCTGTCGTTGTAGTTCCACGTCGCGCCGATTACGAAGTCGCTCGCGTTCGTCGTCGATGACGGGTTGCCCGACGTGACGGAATCGGTGCCCGTTGCGGTGCCTTGGTGTTGCCCGGTCGTCTGGTCGAGGCTGCTCGACGTCGCGAGGCCGGACACCTCCAGGATCACGAGACTCCGATCGATCCAGTTCGCCGACCCGAACGTGGCGGTGACCGTGATGGTCCCCGAGCGGTTCTCAGAGTAGGCGGTCTTCCTGATCGCGTTCGCGGGGGTGGTGGTCGTTCCGTTGTTCCACGTCCCCCCGCCGTCGTCCGATAGCGCCAGCGTGGCCGTCGTTCCGAGCAGCCCGCCCGCGATCGCGACGATGTGATTTCCGGCCGAAACGGTGATCGAGCCGGCAATCGACGAGCCCGCGCCGATTCCCACCGGGACCGCAACGACCTGAACGATGGCGCCTGCCATGTTGCCTCAAAAGGCGAGGCCCGCGGGGACGGGGTACCGTCGCGCCGCGGGCCTCATAGTTCGCCGCCGACCTCTTAGTATTCCTGGAAGGTGACGCCGAAGTCCCACCCGGTCAGCGTCGTGGGCGTGGTGAGCAGCACCAGGCCGTAGCCACTCGCCGAGCCGCACGACAGTTCGATCACCTCGGCGGGCGTGGGCACCCACAGATACCCGTTGAGGTTGTTGAACGCGTCGGCGAACCGCGTGGTCTTGGTGCCCGCGCCCTCGGCCGATGCGTTGATGCCGCAGGTTCCCGCCGCGCCGGCCGTGCCGCCGGTGATGGCAGACGCGGCGTCGTGCAGCGCCTTCGGCCTGGGCGTCGCGCTCGTCAGCGTCGGGAACGCGGTCACCTGCGTGACGTGCTTGATGCCGATCTGCTGCGACGTCGCCGTGCCGTGCTGGGACGCCCACGCCCGCAGGATGCGGATCGAGACGCCCGGAGCGGCCGGCGGGTTGATGAACACGAGCGTGTTGCTGCCCGTGACGGTGACGTTTTCGCCCGAGACGTCGAATACCCTCAGCATTTGGTCACTCCTCCTCGGCCTCGGGCTCGGCGTTCATGCACGCCTGCACGTACTGCCTGAGGGCCGTCTTGAAAGCGGCCCGCTTGTCCTCACCCACGCCGACCAGGTCGGCGAGCTCGTTCGCGGCGTCGTCCTCCACCGAGCCGTAGGACTCGTCGGCCTCCTCGGCGGCGCTGTCCTCGGACGTGTCGCCTTCGGCCGCCTCCTCGTCGCCGCCGTCCATCGCGCGCTTGCGCTTGGCAATGGCTGACGTCAGGTCATCGAGGGCCATGGCTCAGATCCCCCTCATCGCCAGGAGCGTGACGATGAACGACACGCCGTCCGGCAACTCGGCGTCGGCGTAGCTCGCCTGCACGAACTGCAGCTCGATCGTGCCGTCGTTGGCGCCGCCGTCCACGTCGTTGTCGCGGAAGAAGGCGTCGAGCCCCTTGGTGTTGGCCCCGATATTCGCATCGTCGGGGCCGAGGATGGTGACGAACCCGCCGCAGAACTTCCGGTACTTGTCGGGCAGGGTGATGGTGTAGCGACCCGTCTTGGTGGCCGTCTTGACGACGGTGATGCGCGCCTCCTCGATCGGGTCGCTTGCCGCGGCGTCGATGGTCCCCGACGCGGTGGTGACCACCAACGCCGAGAACCACTCGCCGCCTCGCCGCTTGCTGGTCCGCCCCCCGGCCATGCCGAGGAACGGATTCACCGTTGCAACCTTGCCCATGGCTTAGGCCATCTTGCAGACGAAGTTGCCGATCGGGTTGTTGCAGGCGATGGTGCCGTAGTACCCGACACGCGACTCCACGCCGTCGTCGTCGGAGATGCGGAGCACCTTGCCCGCGCCGTCGTCGTCGATGAACTCGGGCACCTTGTTGGAGCCGAGGCCGACGTACTTGAACGACTTCATGTCGATGCCGGCGATCAGGTCCACCGGGCAGAACGGATCGTCGATGAGCACCGCCTCGCCGCCCGAGGGCATCTCGATCGCGATGGCGCTGAAGCCGAGGCCGAGCGGCCCCTTGACCTGGACGTTCCGGCGGCGGGCCTGCCCCTGCAGGATGATGTTTTTCATCCGCGTGGGGTTGAGGAACACCGTGTGATTCTTCCCGCCCCACCTGCGCGCCTCGGTGATCCCTTGGATGATCGCCTCTTCCTCGGTGGCGCCGTTGGTGGTGCCGGAGGTGGCGTCCACGATCGTGAACTGGAGCCGGCCGTCCAGGCTCCGGTCCATGTTGAAGAACGACTCCGTGGCGGTGATCTGCGTGGTGGGACCCCACGCGAGCACGCCGGGGACGCAGGTGCGCGCCGGGGTGGCCGAGTCCTGGCGGTTGCCCTTCGGGAACAGGGCGTCGCCCGCGGCGAGCGCCGCGATCCCGGCGTTCAGGCTGCCGGTGCAGGTGACGGTCCCGGCCTGGAACTGCACCGAGAGCACCTTGACCGTCGCGCCCGCCGAGCGCAGCGCGCCGGACGCCTCGAACTGCGCCGCCTGGAGCAGCATGCCCTTTTCGAAGTTGATCGCGTCCTCGGGCTTGGACAGCTTGATGACGGCCTGGGCGAAGCCGAGCCCGCCGTTGTTCGTCGAGTCGACGAAGCCGATGCAGCCGTATCCCGCTCGGTAGATCTTCGAGCTGAGGCCGCGGACGACACCGCGCATGATGCCGTCGATCTGGCCGCTGAACCGGCCGAACATGGCGCCCATGTTCGAGCTGGCCGCGCGCATCGCCTTGCCGCTGATGCGGGCGATGCCGTACTCCTGGAACCAGTCCACCTGGGGCTGGTAGAGCTGCGTCGCCGCGTCGGTGGTCGCCAGGCTCTGCGCCGTCGCGAAGTCGACCGACACCGCGGGGCTGTCGCCGACCTCGAGGCCGTAGGTCCACTTGTCGCCGTCGCCTGCCGACTTGGCGATCATCGCCAGCAGCTTCGAGCGGCTCCAGGCGATGGTGTTGACGAACTGCTGGTCGAAACGGCGCTTCAGGCCGTTCTGAATGTTGGTGAAACTGCCGCCGATGCCTGCCATGGAAACACTCCTCGCGTGAGCGAATCGCGCCGGAGTGTTTCGACTTTGGTGTTGCTAGTCGGCGCTAACGGACTGACCAACTACGTTCGTTGCAGGAATTGCGGCTCCCGTCAAAGGAACCGCAATTTGTGGTCACGTTGACCGGAAATTACCAGCCCATTTCCTTGATGATCTGGCGGGTGCGCTCGTCGGCGTCCATCGAGAGAGGCTTGGTCTCGCGCGCGGGACGCGCGGGCGCCGTGCGCCTGCCGACCGCAGGGACCGGCGGGCGCTTGGCCGGCGGCGCCTTCGGCTCTCCCCCCTCGGCCGCGGTGCGCTTCTTGAGGGCGGCGAGGTTCGGGCGCTCTTTCTCGAGCTGCTCCTCTATCACCTCGGCAGCGGCGGGGATGTAGTCGGACGCGTTTCCCTTCTTGCCGAGCGCGATCCACGTCTTCCTGGCGGCCTCGACCACCCGGCCCTCGGCGCCCAGATCCTTGACGAGGGGGACGTCCATGTCCTTGATGGTGTCGAGGACGAAGATGCGCACCTGCTCGGCGCGCTCCTTGACCGCCGCCTCCTCGGCCTTGGTCTCCTTGTCCTTGAGCGTCTCCTTGAGGGCGACCAGCTCGGCGCGCAGAGCCTTCACCTCTTCGCTGGCGCCGTCCGCCTTCTTGGGGAGCTTGTCCTTGTCGATGCCCCCCATGAGGATGGCGTCGGTGATCTCGTCCTGGGTGAGCCCGGCGGCGGCCAGGCGCTGCTCGAGCGAGCCGGTGCGCATCGACTCGATCCGGTCGTTGAGCTTCTTGATCTCGGCCTTGGCGGCCTCGGCGTCGGCGCGGGCCTGGCGGGCCTGATCTTCGGCGCCGCGCTGGCCCTTCTCGCGCGCCAGGGCGCGCAGCACATGCGCCCGGCGGGCCGCCCGATCCTTGTCGGTCTTCGGCGCATCGGGCTCCTCGCCGGGCTCGTCCGCCTTGACCGTGTCGGCCCCCTCCACCACCACCGCATCGTCGGCGTCGGACACGTCGGCCTCGCCGCGCTTCTCGACCTTCTTGCCGGTGCCAGCGTCGAGCCCGCCTTCCTCCTGCCAACTCGATTCCTTGCCCATCTCCTGCGGATCCCACTCGATGACCATCGTGTCGGGCGGCTGCGTCTCGGCCGCCCGCGAGGATGGGTCGGCGGTGACCTTGGCGTCGCCAGCGCTGGTCGATGCGGATGGCTGAGCGGCGACAACGGGCGCAGCGGCAGAGTCGGACTTCGAGGACTTGGCCATGTGCTGTTTCTCCTAGACCGGCGCGGGGGCCGGCGGTGTTGCGACGGGAGGCGCCAGGGGAGGCGCCACCGGGGGCGAGACGGGGGTGACGGTGGGCGGCGCGGCCGCGGGCAGCGGCGGCGGCTGGAGCGCGGGCAGCCCTGGAGCGGCGCCGGCGAGCGCTGGGAGCTGCGGGGTCGCGGGCGGCTTGATGATCCCGGCGTCGCGCCCCACGGCGTCGATCAGTCGGCGCAGCTTCGACAGGTTCGCCGCCGTGTACTTTTCCTCGTCGGCCTCGGCCAGGTTGTAGCGGGCCCGCGCGTATTCGTACATCTTCCGCGGGTCGACGTAGGGGCCGGGCATCCGCAGATCCCCGCGCTCGAGGATGCGGTCCACGATGGTCTCCATGAGCCGCTGGTCGGCGAGACGCAGGTCGGTGATCGGCTTCAGGTCGGGAAGGGCGACGGCCTCCGTCCACTGCTCGATGTCGAGCGCGCCGGCCTTGAGCAGCTCCGTCGCCTTCGTGAGGCGCGCGCTCACCGTCTGACCGAACACGCTGGTCGGCTTGGGCCGCACCACCCACTCGTCAATCCCGCCGTCGAACATCAGCTCGCGCCAGGCGCCCTTGTTGATGGCCTTCCACTTGAACTGGACGCCGTCTTGCGCCGCCTCGCTCGTGAGGCGCATCCACCACAGGTCGACGTCGCTGTTCTTCGTCTCCCAGGTCTGGGAGAGCAGCGCCAGGCGATCGGTCTGCAGCTCCGAGGTGGCGTCGATGGCGACGCCGCTCGATGTCTGCGGTTGCTTGATGCCCGCCGCGATGAACGGCGAGACGCCGATCGTCTTGTACCCCTGCTGCTCGAGCAGCTCCGCGTATTGGTACGCCTCCGGGCCCATCGCCGCGGGGTTCATCACCTCGGCCGGCTTCGCCGTGTAGCGGTTGATCCGCACGTCGGCGTTCGTGATGTTGCTCGGCCCCTCCTCGTTCGGGCCGAGCTGCCACACCTGCAAGCTCGACAGGTAGTGGGCCATTTCGATGCGGGCCGACCATTCGTTCTGGGCGGTCTGGATGCCGCGGAGCATGGCCACCGCCGACACGCCCCACATGCCCGTCATGCCCTCCTCGAACACCCCGATCACGATCGGGAAGTCGGGATAGGCCCACTCGGTGTCGAGCGCGATGTGCTCACCGCCGACGAGGATCACGTGGCGGCCGGGCTGGTCATCCGACGTCGCCGCTGCGTAGGAGTCGACGACGCGCACTACCTCGCGGTTGCTGGCGTACGGCATGCCGGCGAGCATCGTGCGGACGTTCCCGCGCAGGTCATCGACCTTGATTCCGTAGCGCTTGCTCACCGTCTCGATGGGCAACCACTGCACGTGGTGGATCGTCGACGTCTTCCCGTAGAGTCCATCGACCTCGTCGATCAGGAACTCCCAGCACGGGAAACGCCCCAACTCGATGCGGTCACCGTCCCGGTAGATCTTCACCACGCCGCCGTCAGTGGTCAGCAGGTCCCGGAACCACAGCGCCATGGTGGCCTGCCGTCCCTGCTCGACGGACCAAGCCTCGTTCATCGCGGACAGATCCTCGGCTCCCCGCTTGGCCAGCGCGTTGCCGGCGCTGGGGATGAACTCCGACAGCGGCCGGAATGAGCAGATTCGGTTGCGGACCGTCGAGCAGATCGAATAGCAGTGGTTGAAGCGCAGGTTTTCAGCGGAGAACGGCGTCACGTCGGCGGCGTCGCCAATGTCGAAGAGCGACGGGATGCGCTTGCCGAAGTACAGCTCGAGGTCGTACTGCAGGCTGGCCCTGCGGTCGTTCTCCCGCGGCGACTCGATGAGCGCCGAGACGGCCGAGTCCAGGCGCTGGGCCAGCGATTCGCGCTTCTCGCGCTTCGTTGCCCCCTCGTCCTCCTCGAACCACAACGGCCTCACGACGGCACGACCACCAGGCGCTCGGGGTCATCCTCGACGGTCACCGTGTCCGGCACCTGCTCGCCGTTCATTGCGGCCACGAAGCGCCTGCCCTCGGCGATGGCGTAGCAGGAATCGCAGTTGGCCTGCCGATGCCCCTCGCGTCGCGTGCCAGGGCCGTGCGGGCCCGTGCGCGCGGCAACGATGAGCCGGCGCACGAGACTCGTGAGCGCGTCGAGCTGCTCCTGCCCGCCCTCGGGCTCGGCCTCTGTCTCCGTGGGCAACAACGGCGCTCCTACCACTCACTGCGCGAGCTGTCGTCGTTTCTGCTCGAAGTACGACTTTGTGTCCGCCTTCGCCTTGAGCGCCGCCAGCCGTTGCGCAATGGAGGGACCGGTCTCCACCGCCGCCGTTTGCTTCTCGTGCAGCTCGAGGTAGGGGTGCGAGGCGTAGCGAAATGCGTCCGCAACGTCAGGGTGATTGGCGCTTGACCACTCCCATTCGCCCCGCTGGCGCCCGTCCTTGTCCCATTGAGTCTTGGTCAGGTCGCCTTCGAGCTGGGAGCCGATAGGGATCCAGCAGTCCGCGCGCATCATCAGGTCGTTGCACCGGTCCACCTGCCACCGCCGCTCGGCCTTCTTTGCCGCGTGCACGACGGGCACCCCGTGGTCTCGCCCGAACACGTCCAGGGTCATCTTGCTCCCGCCGAAGTCGGCGAAGTACCAGGCCGGGCCGTAGGCCTTCTGGATGCGGCCCAGCTCCGTCCCGATCTGAGACCACACGGTGCCGGCGTTGCGGTCGGTGACCCACTCCTCGATGACCCACAGCCCGGTGCCAGGCCCCCACGCGACCACCACGATCGCGCAGCGGTCGAAGGCGCCCGGGTCCACGCCGACCGAATATGTGGTCAACTTGGCCAGAAATTCCGGCGGGACGTGCCCGACGAAGCGCTTGCCGTCGAAGGCGGCCCCATCGTAGCCGTTTCGGGCCTGGACGTAGCGGAAGGCGGTGGCGCTCGGGTCGAACACCGACAGGCCCATCCAGTCGCGTTGGAGGATCGACCAGTAGGACGTGAGGCCGTTGTCGCGCAGATACTTCTCGAACTCCTCGCGCTTCTCGTCGGTGGTCAGCTCCTGCGCCATCGCCCACGCGGCGGCCATGCCGATGTCCCGCACGTACTGCTCGAATTGCGCGCGCGCCTCGGGCGTGTGGACGTTCGCGAAGCGGCCCCAATTGTGGAACGACCAGGGGCGGGTGGGCTTGACCGTCTCGTTGTAGAAGCGGCCGGCGGGAACCTCGGGGATGGTGCCGGACAGGACCACCTGCGTCCCCGGCGTCATCATCGGCGGGAGGATGTGATCGATCAGCGGGTCCAGGCGCTTGGCCGGCTGGTCCTGCGCCTCATCGACGATGAACAACCCGTTCTCCAGCCGCTTGCCGAGCTGGTTGCGGATGTGTTGCCAGTTCGACGTCCCACCGAGCATGATTCGCGACCCGTTGTCGAGGTGGGTCGACATGCGGGTTTCGTTGTAGCAGCGCTTGGGAATGCCGTACTTCCACAGGAGCGGCTTCCAGACTGGCTCCCAGAAGTTCTCACGCACCGATGGGCCGTTGAGGCCGAGCAGCACGTTCACGCTCCGCGGATTGCGGCCAGCGTTGTCGAACAGCTTCCCGGCGCCGCCCCAGCTCTTCCCGCTCTGGCGGGCGCACTTAACGTGCTGCCACTGGCTCCTGTCCCTGACGAAGCCACCTTGCGGTGCGTGCTCCCCTACGAACGACTCGACGGACCAGGGCTCGGGCTGGGCGGCCAGGCCGGCCAGTTCGCGCTCGGCAAGCACGAGCTCGCGCGCGAGCGCGGCGAGCTTAGAGCCGCCCCCCATTGGGAAGCTCGAAGGCCAGGCCCTTGTCGCGGCACCAGCGGCGCCACGCGGGCGTGAGCATGTCCGCCGTCACCGGGATCTGTCGCGCCGCCAGCGACAGCGGCATCGCGGCCCGCAGCAGCGCCAGGCCGTAGCCGTTGCCGCGATACTCGCGCTTCACGTACAGCATGAACAGCCGCCCCCCGCCGCTCACCACGACGAAGCCGACGGCGACGCCGGACAGGTCAGCCACCAGGACGAGGCCGCCATCGGTGGCCGCCTCCACCGCCGGCGCGTACATCGGCTCCCACGCCGCCCACGGGATAACGTCGCCCTTCTCGGCCCGCGGTTGGCGCACGCGGCAACAGGTCTCCTCGATGAGCCTCCACTCGCCCGTGCCCTGGGGGGCGCGGACCTCGGCCTCCAGGTCGGTCATCGCGACAGGCTCCAGCCCGGGAACTTGGGATCCTTTCGGATCAGGTCCCAGAAAGGCCCCTTGAACACGCCCTCTTTGTACGGCGCGTCCCGCGCAAGGGTCCCAGGCCTCAGGCCGAGCCCGCGCTCGAAGGCCTTCGCAACCTCGTCGGAGGTGAGAGGGCGCACGTGCTTCGGCTTCATCGCGGCGCCTTCGATTCCGTGCCGTCCAGCGCGGTCGGCGTGAACGTCTTCCGCGCCGCCAGCGCCCGCTTGATGCACTCGTCGCAGATGTCCTGCCCCTTGGCCTTCGCCTTCTGGGCCGCGCTCGCCGTGTAGTACGAGAGGAGCTTCGCGTCCCACGCGGCGCCGCACCAGTAGGTGGCGCCCGTGTCGAAGCCCATCCGCCGCGCGATGTGCCCACGTCCCCGCGTGCCCTTGGGGTAGTTCATCGCGCCACCGACGGCAGCGCCCGTCGCCGGTCGTTGGCGGCGACCTCGAACCACGCCATGGGGGCAAACACCGGCTCCGTCAGCCATCGGAATAGACCGCCCGGATCCAACAGCGACTTTTTGTCGATCACGCGGAAGGTGAGCGTGCCGTGACACCAGTAGATGGCTCGGTGTGCGCTACTGAAAGGATCTGGCTCGACTTCGACGGACGCCGTCCTGGCCTTGCAGCGGCGACACTCGATCTTTCCGACACGCCGGAGACCGGCGCCGACGATGGTGATGGGGCTCACGGCGTAGTTCATCGCGTCGACTGCCACCAGGCTTCAACGAATGCCACGGAGTACATCACTACGCCGAGGCGTAGGCGCCCCGCGTCGACCCACCCGTACCCGGCGCTCAGGTCGCGCATGTGCTTCACGAATGGATCGACGATGCCGGCGAGTCGTCTCCCCGCCGTCGCGCCTTCGCGGTCCATGCGGAGAAAGAACTCGTCGTCCGTCTCCTCGGTCGCCGCCGCGCTCACGGCGTCACCTCCTTCGCCGTGACGTCGATCGGCTCCTGGCGCTCGGCCTCCAGCTGCGCCCGCACCCGCTCGAGCTGCCGTTGCATCATCCGCTGCGCCAGCTCCTCCACCCGGTCATCGTCCACCCGGTCGGGGAACAGCCCCACGTGGCGGCCGGCCAGCCGGAGCGGCGCCGGCTTGTCCCAAAGCTTCAGCTCCACCGTTCGCGTGGTCCCGCCGCCCTTGTCCGTGTACACGCGATGCTTGATGGACTGCACCGCCTTCATCGCGTTGGGCGGGGCACCCTCGGCCAGCTGCACCGTCCCGTCATCGTTGAGCCTGTAGTTGCTCACGTCCGAGAAGGCGAGCGCCTCCAATTCCCTCAGCACCCGCTCTGCGGTGATGCCGATTTTCGCGGACTCGGCCACCGTCACCTTGGCGAGCACCTCGGCGACGGCCGGGCGCTTGATCAGCCTTGAACCGAGCTGGCCCGCCGTCCTGGCCGAGTATCCCGCCCGAATCGCCGCCTGAGTCGCGTTGCGGTCGACCAGATACTCGCAAACGAAGCGCGTCTCTCTCGCCGTGAGCTTGTTTCTTCGTCGGTACGCCATGGATCCATGGTCCGGTCACCGTCGTCATCCGTCCATTCCCCCAATTTCCGGTCATGCTGGCCGGTAATTGCGCCTCGCAGCGCCAGCGCCGGACGGACGGGGCGCCTCTTCTAGGCCTGCGCCCGGGAGCTGATGGCTATCGCCCTGGTCCGAGGCCGCCGCCCTGGGTGGGCGTTGTGGCTTCTCGTGCCTATGTCCAAGGAGCGCCCCGGGCTTACGGGTCGGCGCCAAGCCCCGTCACGCACGCCGATTGGGCCGGTGTCCGCCACAAGAGCAAGGCGGGCCGGCCTCCGTCCACAGGGGTATTCGTTCGCTCAGGGGCGCGGGTGGTGCGCCTCGATCCACTTCTGCACTTCGTTCGCGATGGCGACGTAGTCGGGGGACGGGTCGCCCCGCTCCTCCTGCCCGATCTCGTACTTGCGCCAGATGGCATCGCGGAGGCGCTTCGGGAGCATGAACCAATGGCGACGGCAGCCCCACATGGCCGGCGGGACCTGCGCGTTGCACCCGGGCCAATGACAGCGATGGTTGCGCGTCTGGCCAGCTCTCAGGACGTGGGCGACCTTCTCGTTCATGTGCTCCCAATTTCCGGTCAGCTCGTCCGGGAATTCAGAACGGCGCGATCTCGCGCGGCCCGGTCAGCACGCGGACGAGCCGGCGTTGCGTCTCGCGAATCCAGTTGTCCTGCATCTCCCGGCGGCCGTCCTCGCCGAGCCAATCCCAGATGCCGTAGCCGCCGACGATCCCCGTGATCATCCGGTGGTGCCGGTGGCAGAGCGGGACGGCGGTGATGTCAGCTGCTCTTACTCCGAGGCCGGGGTTCTTCCCGGCGTGGTGCGCCTCGATGTCGCGGCCTCGGCAGTTGCACACGATGCAGCGGAGGCGGCGCACGGCCGCGAGGTACGCAGGATGCGCCGCCTCCGTCGTTGGCTTGGGCAGGGCGTTCATGCGGCCCGCGCGCGCAGCTTCGCTCGTCCGTAGCCATCGCGCTTGCAGTCAGCGCAGCCCCTCCCGTTGCACGACAAGTGCTTGGCGAGGCCGTGCTCGTCTGGCTTTCCCCATCCGGGTCCGAGCGGGAGCCACGGCGAGTTGTCGTCGCTGGCCGGCTCTGCCTTGGGCAGTTCGGGCGCGGGGGCGGGATGAGCCGCGGGCGGTGCCCCGATGGAGCGCTTGAACTCCTCCAGCGCAGCCCGCGCCTCCTCCTCGCTCTTTACCGTCTTGCCCACGGTCTTCTTTCCCGCGATCTGGATGGTCCACCGCCAGCCGCTCTTGCCGTTGCGTTGGACGCCGCCCCCTCTGAAGTTGCCCATCGGCTTCGCCTCGTCGGCGGCGGCCTTCGGAGCGCGCGCCAGATGCTTTTCGAGAGCCACGGGGCGCCCGTCCAGCTCGGCCAGGGCGTTCTCTGCCTCCTCGAGCTCGCGCGAGAGCCGGTCGCGTGTCGCCACCAGCTCGGCGCGCAGCAGCTCGCCCGCGCGCCGCCACTCGGCGATCTTGTCGACCGCGCCGGGCGCCTTCGCCGCCTTCATCGTCCTCCTCCTTGCAGCAGCGCGAGCAACTCGGCCTTGTCGAGCGCGATGACTGCCTCAGGCGGCTCGCACATGCAGCAGCAGCCGTCCACATGGGTCGCGCGGCACGATCTCACCGACAGCTCTATTCGGCGGCCGTCGTCCTCGACCTCGACGAATTCCCCGGTCTTCACGTCTCTCATCGGCCCAGCGCCCTTCGTCGGCTGGCCTCGCCGATTCGAAACGCCCGCAACGCACGTCGCGAGCTCGCGATGACCGCGTCGGCGGCGCACAGCTGGCGCTCGGCCTCGCGTAGGATCCTGGCCGCGGCATGGCTGATGGCTGCGGCCTGTTTTCGGAGCGCCGAGGGGCTCATGCGCTACCCGCGCCGGGGATTGTCGCTTGCCGCGGGAGCCGGATGAACTCCACCACTAGGGCGCGCTCCTCCGGCGACAACTGCGACAGGATGCGATCGCACTGGTACGCCGCGCGCATTCTGTCCATTGGCGGGCGCTCCTTCGTTGCGGGCTGGGCGTCGTTGCGGAGTTTCATTCTGGGAATTGGCATTGATTGTTGGTCCTTTCGTTGTGCGCAGGTGCTCGATCATTCGGCCACAGATGCTCACCTCCTCGGTGGCGTCGGCAAGCGCGACCTCGGCCTTGTGAATCTGGATGTCGTCGGGGGCGTGCTTCATGACCAGCTCGCGAGCCGTCTCGACGTCGAAGCCCCAACTCTTGTTGAGCACCACGAACATGTGGTTCTCGATCTCCCGCATCCGTCGTTCAGCGACGGCGAGGCGGCCTTTGGCGGCACCTTCGAGGAAGATCCACTGCTGGAGCGCGTGCGGGCCCGACGGCTGCACGGACAGGCGTTTCAGATCCTCGATGGTCTGCGGCTTCTTGTCGCTCATCGACCACCGTGGGTGAAGCAGGGCAGGAGCAGAGAGCAGGGGCCTCCGCTCAGCATCGGGGCGCAGCAGCGCAGCCCCTCGGCCAGCTCGCGGGCGATGCGGGCGCGGGCCTCGCGCGGCGTCTCGCCGTCGAGGTCGGCGTCTCGGTCGTACTTGCGCGAGGCGGGGGGGCGGCGGCCCTCGATACGCGCCATCCCCGCGTAGAACATCGAGCGCACCGACGACTCGGACAGACCGATCTCGGCGGCGGCATCGGCGTAGCTCATGCCCGAGCCGATGAGCTTCACCACCTCGCGCTGGCGCGACGTGAGCCCCATGCCCGCGTTGTAGTTGGTCACCCGTCCTCCCCGACCTGGCGAGCGTTGACGATCCGGCTCACCTCGGCGGCGCCGATGTCCCGCCAGCCGTTGGCGGCGATCGCGTCGATGATCTTCGAAGCGGTGGACAGGTACATCCGCTGCGCGTCGACGCCGTAGCGGGACAGCGTCCGCATCTGCTTGTAGGACGCGAGGCCCTTTTGCCGTCGGAGGATGGCCCGCCCGATGAGCTTCGAGGCGCCTTGCTTCGTGAGGCCCGCGGGGATGTCCACGCCGAATTTCTGCAGCGTTGTCACCTGCCCGGGCGTCAAGGGCTGCGGATTTTCGTCGTCGCCCGCGTCGGCGAACCCGAGCACGCGGAACGGGTCCACCGTCGCCGCCTGGTACTGCACCTTCGACGCCTTGATGCGGGCGCGCTCGGCGGCGGCGCGCTTCGCCTCCTCGGCACGGACGCGCTCGGCCTCGATGTCGGCTTTCGCGCGGCGGAGCAGCTTGTCAGTGTCGCCGCCCTCGTCCTCCGCTGCCTTCTTGGCGCGCGTGAGCACCTCCTCGTCCCATTTGCCTCCGAGGATGTCGAGCGCGGAGACCAGCGAGTGACGGCCGCTGTTGCCGACGAAGTCGAGCACGAGACAGTTGCTCTTGCCGGCGGCGGGACGGAGGCCGCGGCCGATGCACTGGGCATAGAGCGCGCGGCTCTTCGTCGGCCGCCCCATCGCCACGCACGCCACCGCCGGATCGTCGTAGCCCTCGGTGAGCACGCCGACGTTGCACAGGTATTGGAACTCGCCGGCCTTGTGCCCCTTCAGGATCGCCCGCCGCGTGTCGAACGACGTGCCGCCGTCGACGGCGCGGGCCGAGCCCGGGCGGTAGCGGTTGAGCACCTCGGCCAGGCGGTGCGCGTTGTCGACGCTGGTCGTGAACAAGATCGTGCGGCGGTCGCCTGCCAGCTCGATCGTCGGCTTGGCGATCCCGTGCAGCGCCTCTTCCGACGACAGCACGGCGTCGAGCTGCCCTTGGTTGAGATCGCCGGCGGTGGTCTTCACCGCGCTCAGGTCGATCGCCCCGACGCGCACGCTCTTCACCTCGACGGGGCAGAGGTACTTGTCGCGGATGCCGTCCTCGATCTCGTACTTGAACGCGACGGTGTCGAACACCTGTTCCAGGGCGCGCTCGTCACCACGGTCTGGCGTCGCCGTCACGCCGAGCACCCTCGCGCCAGCGAAGTGCCCCAGGATCTTCCGGTACGTCGTGGCCACCGCGTGGTGGGCCTCGTCGACGACGATCAGCCCGAACCGCTCGGCCGGGAACCGCTTCAGGCGCGACTCGCGACAGAGCGTCTGCACGCTGCCGATGACGATGCGCTCGGCCTGCGCGCGCCACTCGGCTTGTTCGACGCCCACCCACTCCTGCGTCATCTCGGCGAGACGCGAGCGCGCCTGCTGGATCAGCTCGTCGCGGTGGGCGAGCACCAGCACCCGGCCAGGCCAGTGCTTCGCCACCGCTCCGAACGTCTGCGTCTTGCCCGTGCCGGTCGCCATCACCAGCAGCGTCGCCCTCACGCGCTCCAGCTCCTCGCCGATGCGCGCGACGGCCGTGCGCTGGTAGGGCCGGAGGCCGTCAGGATCGCTAGGAATCGACCCTGACGGCACCTCCGGCGCCAACCTCGGCCGCGCCGTGGGGGCGACGCGGTCGAACAGCGAGAGCGTATGTGCAGCGGCGCCCACGGCTCAGAAGAGCGTGTCCATGTCGTCGGCGCGCTCGATCACCTCGTCCGGCGTGATGTCCTCGCCGAACTCGTTTTCGACGCGCAGCTTGCGCGCGCCCTTGGCGGGCTTGGCCTTCTCCGGCTTGCCCTTCGCGCCCGACAGCAGCTCGAAGCCGCCGCTCCCGTTCGGCACCTTGGCGTCGGCGCCGCGCTCCATCAGCTCCGGCGCGATCTGGTCGATCGAGTCCATGGACACGAACCCCGTGGAGCTGCACCCGGTACAGGTCGCCACCCGGTTGAGCTGGCACTTGCACCAGGGGCACACGGAATCCGGCGTCGCCCTGCGGATTGCGTCAGCCGCCTCGTGCACCGCCTGCCAGGTGCGCACGTGCGCCGCCTGCTGGATGCTGTCGCCGTTCTTCAGGTTCGCCGTGATGGCGCGGAGAGCGCCGTCCACCTTCCGGCCGGCGTCGCGCAGCGTCTCCTGCACCGCCCGCACCGATGCGAACCAGTCGCGCACCACGGGCTCGGCCAGCTCGAGATCGAACGTGTCCACCGGTGGCGGCATCGGCGCGCTCGGCCCAGGCGCCTCCTCCTTGGCCTTGTCCTCGGCCTTGGCGCGCTTCTCGGCCTGCCTGACGGCCTCGGGCGTGCGACCGGTAGCCGCCGCCACGATCTCGCGGGCCTCGCCCTTCGCGCTCTTGGGCCGGCCTACCTTCCGGGGTGGCTCCGCCTCATCGGAGTTTCCGGTCACGGTGGCCGGTAATTCAGCCGGCTCCTCGGCGCGCCGCTCCTCGATCTGCTCTCCGGTCAGCTCGACCAGCTCGCGCGTCATGGCGTCGTAGTCGTCGTTTCGCCGACGGCGGAGGTTCTCCTCGAGGACGTGGATGCGGAACTCCTCGTCCGTCGCCTCGAACAGGCGCACCTCGTGCTTGGTGACCTTGTTCAGCATCAGCGCCGCGAATCGGTCGCCGCCGGAGCCGAGGTAGCGAACGCCCTTGAGCACTCGCACCGTCGGCAGGTTGGTGAGGCCGCCGCGCTTGATGGACGCGGCCAACTCGACGACGTGCGGCTCTTTCTTCCGCTTGGCGAAGCCAGTTGGGAGCTTCACCGTGTCGAGTTGGACAACCTTGTTGCCAAGGTACCTCACGTGCGCACCTCCGCCGACGGAGCCGCTGGGAATGCCTTCAGGCGGTCGAGCGTCTCAGCCGTGGTCGCGTGACCGTCGAACGACGGCATCTCGGCGCCCTCGTGCCAGAGCAAGAGCGTCGCGGCGTTGGCCGTGCCGAACTGCTTCTCGATGTACCTGCCCTGCGGCGTGAGCTGGACCGCCCACCCGGCGATGCAGTGCTTCGTCCCGCAGGACGAGTGCCAGGAGCCCTGGTCCCACGTTTCGGGGTGGGCCTCGATTTGCGCGACGATTTTCCGCGGCAGCTCCGGGTCGAACTCGATGCCGAGCTGCTCGCGCAGCTTGTCGTAGGCGATCCCTTTCGCGCCCGCCAGGTCCGCGCCCGCCAGGTACGCGCCCGCCAGGTACGCGCCCGCCAGGTACGCGCCCGCCAGGTCCGCGCCCGCCAGGTACGCGCGCGCCAGGTACGCGTCCGCCAGGTTCGCGCCCGCCAGGTCCGCGCCCGCCAGGTCCGCGCCCGCCAGGTCCGCGCCCGCCAGGTCCGCGCCCGCCAGGTCCGCGCGGATCCCTCCTGGCTCTCCTCGCCGCCACTTCCCGTGGGCTTCGACGACCGCGGCAAGCTC